TTGAGGAAATGCCCTGCACTTTCGCGGCCGTGATCGCCGGCAGGTTAAACGGGTAAGGCGCCGACGCGTTCGCCTTTGCAACGGCCAGATTCATCGCGACATAAGCCGAGCCGAGCGCGGCCGCTTTTTCGGCTAGGAATAGCGCCTTATAAATGCCCGACGATTTGCCGGCGAACGCTTCCGCGAGGCCGGCCAGGCCGCCGAATAGCGATTGATAGGCCGAAAACTGCGCTTGCGCCGAGGCCGTGCGAATTGCCAATATTTCGGCTTCGGTATCGGCTTCAATCGCTTTTTTTAGGTCGGCATACTCTTGCCGCGTTATCAATTCTTGTTCGAGCGCGTCGCGCAAATATTCCAGCTTCAACGCCTCGGCGTCGATAACTAGTTGCGCCTCGGCTTCCGGGTCGCTTCTTTCGTCGAGCGCAAACGCGTCGTTGCGCATTAGGCGCCGGTTTTCGGCTTCCTCCTCGGCGAGAATAGCCAAGGCTTCCGCGCGTCTTACTTCGTCTTCTATGTTCGCGTTTATGTCAGCCCGGCGCGCTTCGTATTCGCGGGCCGACATGCTCACATAGCGGCCGAACAAATAGTCGCGCGAATCCGCGAGCCGCCCTAAGAAGTCGATTTCTTGCGCGGCCTGTTTCTGGTCTTCGTCGTATCGCTTTTTTGCGGCCGCCTCGGCGTCGGCGTTAAGCTTGCCCATGTCGGCAAAATAGACGGCTTGCGCTTGGCGCTTCGCTTCGTCAGCGACAGATTGCGAAAGCTTCGCGCCGTCAATGGCGGCCAAGCGTTCCGCATAAACGCGCTTGATTTGTTGCGACTCGGATTCGGTCGCTTCGTTGTATGCGTCTTGCAGACTTTTTAGTAATTGCTTTTGAACGTCGCCGAGGCCGGAATCGGCGCCGCCGCCCGATTTAGCGCCGCTCGCCAATTGGTCGGCAATAGATGGAATCGCCGTGTTCGCCGCGGCCGCGATTGCGGCGTCGTATTCGTTAAGCAGGTTTCGCGCGAGTTCTATGTCGCGGTCTAGCCCTTGGCGCTTTTCCAGATTGCCGGCGCGCTTAAGGTTTCGATTTCCGCGCCTGCTTTCCAGTTCGCCGAGGCCGGCCGCCGCCTTTTGACGTTCGGCGAGAAGCGCCTCGACTCGGCGTTCCTTTTCCGCCTCGGCCGCGGCGATGGCGGCCGCCGCTATGCCGTAATATTGTTCCTTGATCGCGGACAGGTCGACGGCTTGTTGTTGCAGAATTGTCGGCGAGCCCGTTTCTGTAAAGGTCTTAAGCGCCGAGCCGGCCGTCGTCGCGGCGGTTCGCAAATCGTCGAATTCATCGGCCGCCTTTTTTGCGTGAATAACAACCGCGGCGAGGCCGGCGCTAAGTGCTGCAAAGGCTATAATTATGCCAGCCGGGCCGAGAAGAAACGCCGACGCGGCGCGAAGCAAGAGCATTGCCGCGGCAAAACCGCGGGTCGCGCCGGTTATGGCAATCAATCCGTTATATGTCGCAAGCAACACTTGCGCGCCGAGCGCTCCAGAAAGCGCCGCGCCGGCAATAATTGTTGCGCTCGCGAAGGCTTCCAAATTATTGGCAACGAAGTCAATAACCGACGCCAGGGCTTCCGAACCGGCGCGAACCTGCCCCGAATCTTCAAGAAACTTCCCGATTTTGAGGCCTAGCTGGTCAAAGGCAATTGAGGCCGCGCCGGTCGCAACGGGAAGCGTCACGCCAAAAGCGCCTTCGATCATATCCTCGGCTTCAAGAAGCGCCTTAAACACGACTTTACTCGTAAGCTTGCCCTCGGCGCCCAACTTTTTAAGCGCGCCAACCGATACGCCGAGACTATCGGCAATCGCCTTTGCGACCAATGGCGCGGATTCCTTCAACGCCCGTAATTCATCGCCCTGAAGCTGGCCTGATCCAAGGGCTTGCCCAAGCTGAAGAATGCCGCCGGAAGCCTCCGCGGCCGTCGCGCCGCCCGCGGCGAAAGCTTTCGAAACAAGGCCCGTTGCCTTGGCTACTTCCGCTTCGCTTTTCGCGACGCCTTCCGACGCACGCAACAGGCGCGAATATAGGTCGACATAAGGCTCGACTTTCGAACGCGCCGCGGCGGCGTCTTTGCCGAGTTCCAGCAACCCGCGGCCTTGCATTTTCGAGACTTCGCCAGCGGCCGCAACCTTATTTCCCAACTGAGTCCACTGGTCAGCGTAAGAAATCAACTCCCGGCCGGCGAGCGCAACGGCGGTGCCGGCAACAAAGCGGCGAACGTCACGGGAAAAACGGTCAGACGAAGCGGACATGCGCCGCGTCGACTTTTCCCATTTTTGTTCCATTCGGCCGGCCGCTTGCTCGGTCACAACGCCGGCGCGTTTCATGGCCCGTTCAAGCCGGGTTATGTCGACACTAACTTGCGCCAATAAGAGTCGTTCACTCATTTTAGAACCCCTTGCGCTTTCAGTTTTGCGACTTGCGAGCGGTGCGCCTCAATCGGCGGCGCGTCGTCGCTGGTTTCCTCGGGCGGCGCGTTCGCGGCGTTAAAGCCTTCGACTAGCGCGCGATATTCCCACAGCGACCAGGTGCGCATTTCAGAAATTCCGAAACCCATTTGAGCAACGCCGCCTATCATAGCCTTAAAAGGCATTTGCCCTTTAGGCCCTATCGCTAGGCCTTTTTGGCCGGCGCTTTTCGCGGCTTTTTTTTTGCGGGCTCGGGCTCGTCGTCTTCGAGCGGGCCGAGCGTTACTAACATTATTTCATGCGCAAGGCCGGCGTACTGCAAAAGCCGGCCCGAGCGAATAACTTCGCGCACTAGTTCGTCGGCGTCTTTTTCGGGTGTGCCCGCGCCGATTAATCCGAACTTGATAACGTCGACTATATGGTCGCTTTTCCATAGGCCCTTTTGGAATAGCTGCACAAAGCCTAGCGGGCCCATGTCGTGACGGTCTTGCAAGGTGCGAAGTTCGCCAAACAAAGGCAACGCAAATTGACGACGCTCACCGGCAAAATAGCCCGTGTGAACGCCGTCAGTTCTAACGAATGAGTCCCTATTCGTCATTTTATGCGAGCGCGGCCGTTGTTACAGGGCCGTGCGACGCGAGCGTGATTTCGGCGTTAATAACGTCGTTACGCTCGGCGCTAATGTTGAAAGACGTCAGGCGCGCCGCGAAGCTATGCTTTTCGCCGCCGTTCGACACGTCGCCGACAATGACTTCGATATTCTTCGACTCGCCGGTTGCCCACCAGGCGGAGAAAAACGCGCCGTCGGCCCGTTCCATGACGCCCGAGCCGGAAACCTCGGCCGACAGGCTGGTAACGTATGTGTTCACAAAGCCCGGCGTTGCATCCGAATCGCAATCAGGAATAACGCGGGTTTTGGTTTCGCCCGAGCGGTTGAATGAACGCGAGTTATTCATACTGCAACGCGCGGTAAAAACTTCCGGGTCGGCGGCGTCGCCGATGGCAATTATAAGGCCATCGAAGCCGATTTCGTCTACTGGTGTAGGCATTTCAGGACTCCATTTATTAGAAAGCGCCTGCCCAGGGCGCGCAAGTTTTTGAAATGGGCGCCGGCCGAGGCCGGATTATTAGGCGTTCGCGTCGGTCAGCGAATAAGCCGTAACTTCGATATTTTGGGCGGTTGCAATTGACGTATTGTCGACTTGCATATCGCCGCCGCCGCCGGTCGCCGTCACGGTGCCTTGCAGGTGGCAAGTTGTGCCGTCTGACGCATAAACACGATAATGCGTCGCGGTGCCGGTCGCGTCGGCGCTTAGGTCTTGCCAGGTGCCCGACTTCGCCTTAACGCCGGCCGCGGCCGCGGCCAGCCAATCGGAAGGCAGGGTAAGAACCGCAAGCGGCGACCCCGCGTCAGCGGCCGCGACGTTCGCCGGAATTGTGCCGCCGAAAAGTTTCAGTTTGGCGCTTGTGCCGATTGCCGTTTCGATTGCGTCGAGGCGCGCGTTCCGCACGGCTGCAGATAGTTTTAAAGCCATTTCATTCGCCTTTTTCTGGTTAAGTTTTCGCGCGCGCTACAGCCCGACGGCGGCCCGCTTTGCCCTATTGTCTGTTTTAGTAAGTTTGGCGGCCTGCAGTGTGCAGAGCAATTATCTCTGCATCTGAAAGCGATTTATCCCACAAGCGAACGTCGCCGTACTGACCAATAATCGCGCTACCCATATAGGTGGTATGGTCAGCATAGCCGCCCGTGGCGCCAATGCTGATTGCGGCGGAGCTATCAAAGACTGCCGATTGCCACGATATGCTTAGGAGCGTAACTGCATCATTGCCAAGGACGGCCCATTTTCCCGCGCCGAGACGGAGGGTCCACAGGTTCCACTGTCCGGCAGGGTTTTCGCGCGGGTTAAGGCCACGCCCCCCGGCGGCGTATCCGCCCCAAACATAAACCTGACAATCGTAAGTATTGCTCCTACCAACAGTGAAATCTCCCGTTTCTTTCGTCCCGCCGCCGGGCAAGTATCCGTTCGTCGATACGCCCGCAATGCCCGCGTAAGTGCCAGAGGTGGCCTCCTCATAGAGCCAGAATGTAATTGTCGGCGTAGCCTCGGCAAAAAAGTCGGCCGTATCGGCGTCATTGTCGACACAAAGAACTTCATTTATTCCAGCGCCGCCAGTGAGCGTGCCATTCCAATCGGCAACCGCGCTTAGGCCGCTTCGAACATACATAGGCGCGCCGCCTACAGCGTCCGCAATTATGCCGGAACCGTCGGCGCCGCCCACAGGATCCCATGCGTGAATAACGCCGCTTTCAAATGTCGGCCCGCTCGCCGTGACGGTGCCAGAAGCCGAGCCGGTCAATTCGCCAAGCGTTGCCGCCGCGGCCGCCTTGATTTGCACAACGGCCGAGGCCGCGCCGACCAATTCGCCGAGCGTCGCCGCCGCGGTCGCCTTGATTTGCACAACGGCCGAGGCGGCGCCGACCAGTTCGCCGAGCGTCGCCGAGGCGGTCGCCTTGATTTGCACAAGGGCCGAGGCGGCGCCGGTTAGTTCGCCAAGCGTCGCCGAGGCGGTCGCCTTGATTTTTACGGCCGCCGAGGCGGCGCCGGTCAATTCGCCGAGCGCGCCTTCGCCGACCAGGTCAGCAGGCAACGGCAGGCCGGCAACCTCACCAGCGCCGACCAGGTCGCCGAGCGTCGCCGAGGCGGTCGCCTTGATTTTTACGGCCGCCAAGGCGGCGCCGACCAGTTCGCCGAGCGTCGCCGAGGCGGTCGCCTTGATTTGCACAAGGGCCGAGGCGGCGCCGGTTAGTTCGCCAAGCGTCGCCGAGGCGGTCGCCTTGATTTTTACGGCCGCCGAGGCGGCGCCGGTCAATTCGCCGAGCGCGCCTTCGCCGACCAGGTCAGCAGGCAACGGCAGGCCGGCAACCTCACCAGCGCCGACCAGGTCGCCGAGCGTCGCCGAGGCGGTCGCCTTGATTTTTACGGCCGCCAAGGCGGCGCCGACCAGTTCGCCGAGCAAGCCGGCGGCCGCATAATCGCGCGGCGTGGCAACGGGCGCCAGGCGATAGCGAAAATTTACAATCGCTTGCGTCGTCAGGCCGTCGGCGTGACGTTCAAAACTTACCCCCTCGCAATTCCCGACAACTAGCCGGAATCCGTCGACGTCAAGG